CGTAATAAGCCGTGTCGTCGGTTCCGTAATAGGTAATCGTGCCGGAGGCCGTGGCCGTCCCGGTGCCGCTGCCGGCGCCGGTCGCTTTGAAACAAACCCCCACAGTATTAGATGCTGCACCGATGAGCGTGAAGTTCGTCGTCCCCACCGTCAATATCCGGTAGACCGTCCCGGTCACAAAAGCGCCCGCTGTGACTGCCGTCTCCTGTAGGGGGGGCATGAGCAGTTCGATGTAATCCTTGTCCGGCCACTCGTCGAGCCAGAGCTCCCAGGTCGTCGTAATAAAAGAGCGCCAGGCCAGCACCTGCTCCGCATAGCGGCGGGCCGCCGCAATTATAATATTCAGCTCCCCGTCTTCCGTCGCCGGGCCGGATTTCTTTACCACCTCCACCGAGAAATCGCAGGTTGCCGTAGCCACTGTCGCCACCGCCCGGATATACCTGTAAGCTCCCGTGTACGCTTTCTCCTGAACGGCATTGTCATTCGACTCGGTGACCTGGGTGAAGGCGCCGCTGGCCACGTCGCTCCATGCCGCATTGTCCTCGCTTTCCTGGAGCTTCACATCGACCGTCCCCCCGGTGCCGTTCGTGCCGCTCACCAGGTTGACCACCACGTCATATCCGGAGACTTCTACCCCATTGCCCACCAGCGAGTATGCAGTGGCCACTACATGCGCTCCGGGGGCTATTGTCTGGACAGTGGTAAGATTATCTTCCAGTGCTTCGCTATCGATTTTTATATGTGCCTTGGCTTCCGCCAGGCTGACCGGCTCAACCGCCGGCGCTGTCTTTAATTTGAGCGCCATATTCGCGCCTCCGTGTTATTTCTTCTTCTGCGCCACTTTTTTAGCTGCCGGAGGTTTTATCATTGTGTTTTCCCCCGGTTGGATTGATGCCGTTTCAATCCCAGATTCTATTTCCACCGCCTCAACCTTTACCGGCACTACCTCAGCGGCTACCCCGGCCTTAATCCACTTCTGCCCGACTCCATCGGATACCTCCATCACATTGCCGCTCTGGAACCTTACGCCCGGCAACCCGTTTAGCTGGAATTCCTTTGTAACTTTAATTTCCACGCTTCCTCCTTTTCTTCTCCTTTTGAATAGTTAGAGCGGGCGGTGAAAGGAGTAACACCGCCCGCTCCCCTGGAGGTTAGCCCTGCCTTGCTGAAGGGCGAGCTGGTTATTTAGTGAGACGTCTCGTCGTCATCGGCGACGGCGGCGTGGACGTTCGGATTAGCATCCGTCTCGTTATAGCAGCCGAAATGGTTAGAGACGTTGCCGGTACCATATGTTTCACCGCTGGTTTTGATGCCGCAGTTAACGAAACAGACCTCCATCACAATTGCACCGGTGATTGTGATACCGCCCACCAGCCGGTAGCCCCAGAAGCGTACCCGGTCATCGGTAGACTCGGTGATAAAGTCAACCAGACCCTCGATGGTATTACCGTGCCCGTTGGCGTACACCCGGATGGCGTCAGTCGCAGCCCCGCCGCGGTTGACATCGATGGCGTGATCGGTGGCTGTCTCGGATTCGATGTCGATGTCATTGAGGTAGAGATTGATTCTCTTGCCGACCGTGGCGTTATTAACTTGCAGCCCGACCAGCCCATCGCCGTGGGACAGTTTGAGTCCCTGAAGAGTCGCCGACCATGTTCCTGACGCGACGGATGGGTTGATGGAAATTGCAAAGGCCGTCACCGACTCGATAGTTACAGTGCCCGGAATCAATGCCACTAGTTTGACATTGTTGTAATTCGACCAGGTAACATCTTCCTGATATGTGCCGGGGCCGACGACGATAAGACTATTGGCGGCAGCCGCCGTCATCGCCGCCTGGATAGTGGCGTACTTTTTCCCGTTCATCGTGATGTCGAGCGAGTCGGCGTCTATCTCCGCGATGTAGCTGCCGACGTTGGGATCGTGGACTTTTACTGTTTTTATCATGATTTTAACCTCACTTTATTTTTATTTTTCGATAAGGGGGGGACGGCTCCTCGCCGCCCCCCCCTTCAAAAACCGGTGTGTTAAGTATTGTTCTTCAGTGCGCGGAGGGCGTCGGCTTTGGCTACATAGCCGCCGGCGCGGAAATAGGCGAGGAACCCCACGCAGCCTTCTTCGGCGTACAACTCTTCCAGCCGCTGGATGGTCATGCCGCCCTTGTCCAGGATGCGGTAGCCCAGCTTGAAGTTCCCGAAGACCATCACGTTCTTCAGGAGGGCGTCAGCCGGATAGTTCATATCAGACTGGTTATAGATCGGGAAACCGTCAAATGTAGGCGGCATGCCAACTTGCAGGGAAGGCTGCCAGAGGAAAGGCCCGTCTGTCGTGGTGCTGCCGCCGGCGCGCAGGAGACGGATGACCAGCTCAGTCTTGCGGTGCATCAGGTAACTAGCGCCCTTCAGGTACTGCGCTGGTAGTTCGTATTCCAGCTTAAGGACATCCTCAGCCACAACGACATCGTCGGTGATCAGGTCGATGGTGCTGATGCCGGAATCTACTGCCACGCCTTCCGGCTGCTGGTATGTATGCCCGGTGCCGATGGTAAACCCGGTATCTTCCGTTTCCGCCTTCGCCCGGGCGAAAGAGTCCATAATCAGCGCTTCCAGGTTGGCGTCATTGTCCTGGAGTTCGTCCCGCCCGATTTTTGCCAGGCCGGAGAGGTCTTCCACATAAGCCCATTCTTCCGCGGGCGTCGGTGTGGATTCCGTGATGATGGCGCCTTTTTCCAGCTTGCCCCAGCTCATGGTTACCTCGGTCAGGGACCGGCGGCGCAAGCGGTCGCCCTTTATGGGACGGGCGGTAGCCAGAGTGCGCATGACGGATATCTTCTCCGTGGTGCGCTCGATTTCCGTTTCCAGGTCTTCCGGCACCAGGATATCCCCGGTAGTGTCTTCAACCAAGGCACGCTCTTCACTATTAAGCGCAGTTTTACCGCCCCGGATATACTTCAGGAAGGCGGCGCGCTTTTCCGGTTTACCTCCGGCAGCGTCACGGTGATGTTCGTCCGCGGGTACTTTCGCCATTTCCCTTTTTTGCAGGTTTTCTTCCAGACGGATTTCGTCATCCATCGCGCCCGCGGCATCCAGTATCCTGCTGACTTCAACCCTTTCCTCGGCGGTCATCTGCCGCTTTTCAGCGTCCGCCTTGTCGCTGATGGCCCTTGCCTCCTGCGTTTTCGCAAAGGCTTTGCGTTTCATTTCTTGAATGTTTTTCATTCTTTCTACTCCTGCTTAAATATTTTTTCTGCTGCTTCGATACTTCGTTTAATCAGGTGACTGATATACCCAATTTTGGTAGAGTACCCCAATCATCCAATCTAAATAAACTTGATTATATTCTACCTAATGGTATATACTTAGTGGGTAATACTAAGGAGGTAAGTTAATGAATCCGTTAAAGATATTCAAATGCTTAAGATGCAATCATGAATGGGCTTCAAAACGAGAGCACCCCGTTATCTGCCCTAAATGTAAGTCTCCATATTGGGATAAAGAACGGAGGCCAAAATAATGCCAGAGATAGGAACTACAAAATATGGTAGGGATATCGGTAAAAATGGAGGTAAGGAAAATAAATATATTTACCTTGCATGCCAACTATGCGGTCAACCAAGATGGGTAGGTCTAAAGAATAATAAACCCCGTGCATTAATCTGTAGAGCATGTACTCAAACACGGGAATTTTCTATTGAGCATAATTTATGTTCTTATCGAAGTGGGGAAAATAGCCCATCATGGAAAGGTGGTAAATCGTACACACATGCAGGTTATATTTTTATTACTTTAACTCCAGATAGCCCTTATTATCCGATGCGTAGAAAGCACCGCAATGGCATTCTCGAGCACCGCTTGGTCATGGCTCAATATCTTGGTCGTTGTCTTTATCCATGGGAATTAGTGCATCATAAAGGAATACTCTATCCTATTGATAGTATTGAAAATAAACGGGACAATCGGATAGAAAATCTTGAATTAACTATTACCGAAACTCATACATATTGGCATATCAAGAAACGAGGTGATAATATATTTAACTCTAAAAATACTGGCGAAGAACTTATCCAGGAGTTACAGCAAAAAGCCACGATGATTGAGATGGAAATAGTGAAATTAAAGAAACTTTAGAGCCGTTTCCTGAATTTTCAATCTTATTTTAATTGATTCCGAGTTATTATACTGATTCTCTTCATTAGAAGCGCCCTGGAGGTCCGGCTTGGTATTTCGATTGATGATTTCCCTAGCTTCCTTTTCCTCGGCATCGTTATCCGGGATAGAGTCGTAATCGATGCCTTCTTTCTCCACCAAGCTCCGCACCTTCACGTCAGTCTGCGGATAGGCCGGATAGGTTACCGGGCTGACGTCATACAGTCTCGCCTTGATTACGTGCCGCACAATGTTGTGTTTCTTACCGTCCCACATCGAGTCATAAGCCACGGCCGGCTCGACTTCCTTCCCATCGACTTCCCACTGCTCGCCCTTCTTCCCATCGATGCGGAAGGAGAAGCTCATCTGGGTAATATCTTTACGCCCGATGCTGACCATCAGGTCCCGGGCGTATTGTGTGTCCGGCGGGTCTATCTCTATCGCCAGCCCCTTTTCATCCTCTGCCAGGATTAGAGTACCTGCCTTATTGCGCCCCAGTATATAGCTGGCGTTATGGTTGAAAAGGGCCCGGACGTCATCACGTTTGATGGCATCAGTAAAAGCCCCCGGTCTGATGTTTTCCCGGAAGCCGCCAAGGTCATCGCTTAACTTGTTGAATACCGCCGAATGGCCGAGTATTTTACTTGGTTCACCCTCTTTGGCTGCCCGCACTTCCAGCGAGTCTAATTCAAACGTCCTGATTTCCTGCTTCTTTACCATTTTCTTCACCTCATTTTGGTAGAGCCTTAGCAGAGTCAAACTGCCTTCGCCAGACCTTACGGTTCAAGCTAGTTCTCGGACTTCGGCTCAAATAAAAAAGCCCCGGTTTCCCGAGGCTCTGATTATTTCTTGAAAAATAATTAGTTATTTACGTGGCATCGTAAGAACCTGCACTGGTTTTTCGCAATAGATAGATAATTCGCAGGCAACTTCTACTGCCTTTTCCACATCATGTCCCAGATAAAGGGCGCGCAGGGCATAGTCCATTCCCGCGCCGATAGCCTCATAAGTGATAATCTCTTTTATAAAAAAGCTG